CCCGCCTCGTGCGGGCTTTTTTTATGGAGTTGGGAATGATCATTCCGAACGTGATGCTTGGGGGCGTACCGATCGTGATACACGGCGGCGCCCCGCAGTGTCAGTACCAGGCTGTAGATGGCGGCGTCGAGCGATTGAGGCTCAGCGGAGGTGCGGCAGTACAGATGACGCACTGGCGCAAGACGGCAATCACCATCAGCGGTTCAGGATGGATCGGCACGGGGATGCTTGGACTCGACTTCGACAACCCGTTGGAGCTGCGATGCAATGCGTCGCTTGGCATTTCCGGCCGTACTGCCGCCGACCGAGTATTCACAATCCCTGGAGAGGTTCGCCCCGATGCCAGTCCGTGGGGGCTGGCGCTGGTCGGCCGTGAGTGGGTCAGAACGGACGTGTCGTCCGCCGGCCAGGTGGTAACCGTGTCGGAGATCCCAGGCGCGCAACTCTACCGCGTCGAGTGGTGGCCGCTGTTCCACGTCTTCGCGTCGGTCCCTCCTGAAGCGCTTGATTCTTCGAACAACAGCCGGACCTGGCAAATTGTCGCTGAGGAAATCTGATGCTCAACGGTGGACCGCTCAATAGCGCTGAGCTGAACTCGGCCGCTCAATCCGTTGTGCCTGGTCCTGAGCCGATCATTCCAGGCTACGCTTTCACCTGGCGAGCAATCGTGCGCGTTGGCGATGACGACGTTACACCGCTCCTGACCGGGGAGATCGAGGTCGATCGTGAAGAGGGGGCGGCAGGCGTCGCTTCCTTTTCGATCTATCTCGGCGACGGCCCTGTTGTCCCTACGGACTGGATTGGTCGAACCGTAACCATCGACTACGCAACGGAGACCGCCGGCGAGCTGAGTCAGGGCCGGCGGTTTACGGGAAGGGTTACGCAGCCAGCCTGGAATCCTGTTCGGCGCGTCCTGGACGTCAGTTGCACTGACCAGTTGCAGCAGCGTGTAGAGGCCATGGAGATTGCGGCCGTTGACGCCTTGGTCGGCGGCGCCTGGTCCGCCGATGTGTTCGAGCCGGTCGATGGACGCTCGCGGTGGGACTACGCCCAGGAGCGTTTGACCAGCGTTACCGGGAGCTTGGACTGTTCGCCATACGGCGCTCTCCGCGTCACGTCATGGCTTTCGGTGGCTCCTGCCTTCGAGTTCGGCCAAGGCTCTACGGTATACGGGTCGCTTGCGGTCGAGTTGGCCGACCTGAGTTCGCAGACGAACAGGATCGAGATCGAGTGCGACTACCGATTCAGCCGGCTCTGGCAGTTGAACGCATCGTATGGATGGCAGCACCCCGGGACGGGTAACGCTGTTGGCGAGGCGGGGTTCTGTAATTGGCGCGGCGACGACACCGAGCTACCGGATGTCGAGATGATCACCTCAGCGACCGAAAGCAGCGGCCAGACGTTGTTCTATGCGATCTGGTATCCACTTCCGCCCACGGGCGTCTACTGCAATCCGCCGGCGGCATGGAGAAATGACTTCACAGAGCTGCTGCTCGGCGGAAATTGGATAGCTGGCCGGCGCTGGGTGCAGTCCGTCACAGAGCGCTACCGGCTGGTCATGGAAGTTCAGCCGAGCGTTGCGGCGACCGGTCCGATTGTCGGTCGGCAGCGCGCCTCGTTCGAGATCGAGTCGGACAAGGCCGAGCGCTGGGAAAGCGACCCGATCACCGGCGGCAGCACCGGCCACGACGACGAGAAGGATGGCAATCGGCGTTTGTCCGCCCTGAATTGCTTGTTGGCCCAGGGCGCCACGACGCTTATTGCTGCGCACCGCGGCACGACCGTAACTTGGGATGTTCCGACGTCGATGATCCTGCCGATCGATCTTGTGCATACGCTCCGCCTCGATGATCAGGGCGCGCGTGCGGTGGGCAAGTGTCGACGGATTGTTGACCGGTTCGACCTCGGGTCCGGTAGCGCCCTTACTACGATCTCTATCGCGGTGATGCGAGGTGGCGCTGGCGCCGCAGACCCCCTTGTTCCTCCTGCTGGTTCGTCCGATCCCGTCAGCCCACCGTCTGGCGGCGGACAGCTCTCGACGCAGCTCGGGGGCCGCAACGGCAGTCCCGCGTATGACGATGAGGCGGATGGTTTCTCAGGCAACTGGAGCAATCGCGATCCCGGCGCCGAACTGTTCCCGCGGCGCTTCTCGTTGACCGCGAAAGACATTCCGGAGACCTACAGGGACGAGCATGCGCCTGAGATCGCGGCCACCTACCGGGTATCCGTGCCTGACGACTTACTGGAGATGTAGCGATGGCGAGAGCATGGATCAACAACTGGAAGACGACGCTGAGCGCCGGCCTTTCGCCTGGCGAATTGAGCCTGACGGTGCCGGATGCTGCCGCCGCGCTGCTGCCGCTCTCTGGCGGTAACTGGGTGCTGCTGACGCTGGCGGATGATGCCGGCGCTCAGCATGAGATCGTGAAAGCAACCGCGCGCGCTGGTGGGGTGGTGACGATCGAGCGCGCCCAGGAGGCCACCGCCGCCGGCAACTGGCCGGCGGGAACAGCAATCTACGCCGCAGTAACCGCTGGCGACCTCATGACGCTCCAGGCGCGCATCCAGGCTCTGGAGTCCGGGGCGTCTGGCGGCACCCTTGTCGACGAAACCGGCGCAACGCTGGTCGACGACGCCGGCAACAACCTGATCATGGAGAACAACTGATGGCAACTGTTACGCACGTCCTGTCTGGCGCCGGGGAGCCGCTCGATCCGCCACCAAGCATCGGTGCTCACTACGTGAACACGAACAACGGCGCGCTATACCTTGCGAAGGGCACCGCGAGCGGTGCCGATTGGGTGAAACTGGGTAGTGGCGGTGGCAGCGCTCCGAGCGAGGTGCTGCATGTCAACACCGACGGCCAGTTCCTTCTCGAGCCCCAACACTCATTTGTTGAGGCCCGTCTGTTCGCGATTCCCGAGCTCGGCACTGCCGCAATTGGAATCGATCCCAGCACATCCCGACAGTTCGACCTGAATATCAGGACCGCGGGTCCGAGCGGGCAGCAACTGCAGATCAGAGTTACGTCCGGTGAATTGCCCGGAGGGATGTCGATCGTTGGCACAACCAGGCAGTGGGCTGTTCAGGAGTCGTATGGATTCTTGATCAATGCAAATGACCTCAACGGCGAAGTGTGGGCGCGCGTCTATTTCGATGCTGACGAACTCACTCTGTCGATGCTTGTGTTCAGCGATGTGCCGAACGCGTAGGAGATAGCGCATGGCTCTATCAGATGAGCGCCGCGGCATCGGCGCGAGGAACGAAGCGATCCGCCGCGCCGGCGGCCAGCGGGTCGAAGCGGAGCGCCGCGGTGACCAAGGCCTGACTGCGGCGCTCAACCGGCTGATCGAGCCGGAGCGCCAGGCGCGGTCGCTGCGGAAAATCGATCCGCGCGGGGCTCTGGATGCTGCGCGCGGCAGGGCCGACTACAACCCCGCAGGCAAGCAGATCGGCGGGGGCGGTGTGTCCTGGCCGTTGGCCGAAACCGACAAGTCGAAGCGCACGGTGGCCGATGAAGAGATCGTGAGTACCGATGGCTTGGTCGTCGTTGTGTTCAAGCGCGTCACCAGCTTCGAGATGCAGGATGGCGGCGAGAATATCGGCCGTATGGAGTTCAAGGCATGAACCAACTGATGCCCTGGGACGGCGAGGTCGTTCGCATGGGCTGGCCGTGGCACGGAAAGATCCGGCAGCCGAACAATGAACTGGTCGGCCACGTCACCCTGCCGAACGGGGCGACGCGGCCAGCTATCGCGTACTACGGCACATGGCCGATGAATCACACGCATTTGTTTGACATGGGCCTACCTGACCAGGACGACCCTCAGGTTGAGGAGCAGGGCGGGAAGTGGTGGGGGCGCACTATCCTCCGAGGCGGAGGCAACTACGACTATCAGTTGTACTACGGCGGCGCGACGACCTCGGCCGAGGGGCAGTCCTACACTGGCGAAGCCCCGTACAGGGGGCTCCCTCTCTGGTGGGCTAGCGACGAGGAGCCGCGCCGCCCGCTGTATGTGGATATCTACCTCAATGTGGAGCAGGGCAGCTACTACCTCGATTTTTGGACCAAGGGCGGAACGGTCCACTCCCTTCGGAAGGAGATAACGCTTGAGGATGTTGGGCAGGGCGCGGGACAGCCGGAGTGTGCGGTAAAAAATCTGCTCGGAAGCAACTTCGACTACTGGTTCTTTGGTGATAGCGTCAAGCTGGATTACCTGAAGCTGCTGGGGGTCTATCGAAATCGGTTGCTGCTTGGCGTGGTGGTGACACAGGGCGACGGGATGCAGCAGATTGAGCCCCCGCCCGGCACGTCAGTGGTCAGCGGTTCTTCCCCGTCTGGAGCCCCTCAGGGGTTGTATGGTCTCGTCGAGGTGACCATTGCCCCGGATATCCGAGATCCAGAGGCGGATCACAGTCAGACGGTCACAATAGACGTGATCGAGAATCGCCAGGCCGCGCTCGGTAATCCGGTTCATCAGGTGACCGACGAGAGCAGTCAGCCGGGGGATCCCATCGAAACTACGCTCTATCGAGAGGAGTGGAACCAGACCTCCGGGTTGCTGACCGCCTGGTATGACGCCCAGGGAAACATCCAGACTGCGCGCTACAACCGACGCCACTATGCACTTAAGGAGTACCGCAACGAGCCCGGCGTGACGACAAGAACAGCGACGGAGCGAACAAGCGAGGTTGCGCTGTTGAGCGGCTCCGGGTCAGTTGTCGACAGCTCCGTGCTGACCGAGCAGTTCGAGGCGATCTACATCCCAGGGACAGGACTGCAGATCACTCGGACGGTGAAGTGTACGGGGGAGCCGGATGACGTCACGACTTATACCGACCCAGACCATACGGGTGGTCCGGTGGTTACCCCGCCGACGACGACATTCCCCCCAGGTATGCATATCGTCAACACCGTTGTGACCTACCAGTGGCTGGTGAACGGCGAGAACATGCTGGCCAACCAGGACCAGCATCAGGTGTGGCTCGCCGCGTTGAGCAACAACAGCGCAGCCATCTGCCACATCCGCGATCCGTTCGACTATCCCGAGGGGCAGACCACAACGACCGTCAGCGTTCGCCAGGGGCCGGCCGTGCACCTTGGCGGCGTGACCTCTGGAACGGTTACCGACACCCTGACAAAGAGCAAGCCTGCGCATGAGTACCGGCGCGGCTTTTTCTGGGAGCCGGCAGACCGTTGGGTACGAGCCAGTTGCAACCCGATCACCGGAGAGCTCTCTCGCGGCCCGGAGTGCATTCAGTACCTGACCAGTTGGGTTTAGCCCCTCTCACTACATCAAGGAGAAGCCGCATGACGCCGGCCTGTGTACCCCTACGCATTGAAAAAGGGGCGACGTTCCGCGACGCACTGCGGATCATGCAACCGAGCCTGGTCTACCGGCCGATCACCCAGATCGCGCCGACCGCTCCCGTCCGGCTGACCATCCCTGGGCACGGATTGCCCGGCACGTGGCTTGCCTGGATAGATGGCGTCCAGGGCATGCCCGAACTGAACCGCGCCCGGCTTCGGCAACTGCCTCACCGGGTCGCGTCCATCGACGACAACACCGGCGAGATCAACCTGCTTTCAGCCGTTGGGCTGGCGCCTGTGGGCGGGCAGTTGATCTACCAGCCACCCGTTGACCTGGCTGGCGCCGAGGTACGGATGCAGATCCGCGACGCGCCAGGCGGGACTGTGCTGATGACGCTGGCGCTTGGCTCCGGCCTTGAGATCGCTGGCGCCGGAACGATCTCGCGGGAGATATCGGCCTCCGATACCGCGGCGCTGATGTGGGCGTCGGCGGTCTACGACGTGGACGTGACATACCCAGATGGCACGGTCCACCGCTACTACAGCGGACCGATCACTGTGAGCCGTGGGGGAGGGTGCGATGGATGACACCGCCGAGCCCTGGGCGCTGGCGATCGAGGTTGATTGCGAGCCGCTTGTGCTCAGCGAGATGCAGGAATACGCAGTCACCGTGACGCCGCCGGCCGATGTGCTTGTGGTTGTTGCGGGTGACCAAGGGCCTCCCGGGAGGGATGGCGTAGACGGTGCCCAATGGGGCGCGACTGATTGGTGATGACATGGCCCAGATTCGATTTTTCAAAGTGGCGACCCTGCCGGGTACGCTGGAACCCGATTCGTTCTACTTCGTCGAGAACGGCAGCTACTCGGAGTCCTACCTGACGAACAGCGCGGGAGTCGCGCGCTCGATCGGCAACAGCGCGATGATCAACGCGCTGATCAACGAGGCGTTGGCCAGCTTGCCCGGCACCGGCGCGCCGATCCTGTTCGTTGCGGATATCGCCGCCCGCGACGCCCTGGAGCCGGAGGGAGCCATTTTCGTCCTTGTTCAGGACGCAAGTGCGGACCCTACAGTAGATGCCGGCGCGGCGTTGTACGCCTGGAACCCGGCGACCAGCGCCTGGCTGAAGGTTGCTGAATACGAAAGCATGGACGTCGAGCTCAACTGGGACGCGATCAATGGGCGGCCGACCTCGACGCCGGCGCAGATCGACACTGCCGTTTCCCAGGCGCACACGCACGCGAACAAGTCGACGCTGGACAAGTTCGGTGAGGCTTCTGGCCTGGTGCGCTTCAACGGCCAGCCGATCCCGGCCGAGTGGAATGGGACGGCTTGGTAATGGCCGTCCTCCAGACCCACAAGGTCGTCGCGCAACTGCCAGCCGCGCTGGAGCCGAACGCGATCTACTTCGTCCGGCGCAGCACCGGCTACGACCAGTTCGTCACCAACGGCGCGGGCGTGGTGGTGGCATACCCGATGAACGTCCGCATCCCCGCGGCTGTGCCGGGCTATCTCGCCGACGGCTCCACTCTGAGGCTCACGATGAATCCTGACGGCCAACTGCTGGCTTACACCGCCGGCGGCGCAACTCTCAACCTGCAGGTGCTTTTCAATGGCTGATGTTCGACCGACGAAGTTGCAGAACGAAGGAAACGGCTACGGCAGTCTCCGCGAGTTCGCCGACGGCGACACGGTGCCGCTTGCCCTGGGCGGCACTGGCGCTGCAACCGCTGCCGGCGCGCGCTCGAACCTGTTCGATCCCCGGCTGCAGAGCTTCAGCCTGCTGCTCGGTGGCGTTGACCAGCTTCCATACCAGACGGGACCGAATAGCTGGTCGCAGACCCCGCTGACAAGCATCGGCCGCGCGATGATCGCGGCATCCACTCAGGCGAACGCCCTGAGCTACATCGGCGGCGTTTCAAAGAGCCTGTCGTCCAACCGAACCGTTTCGGACCCGAACATCGTGCCGGACGAGTGCGGATTCTATGGCATCGGCGTCGGTCCTTACTCGAACTTGCCGCCAGGCATCGATGCTCTGAACCCCATCGGATCGATGCTCTATCACCATCCATACGACGTCGCGACCGCAGTGCAACTATTCGTGCCGCGGACCTCGAACATCCTGTATTTCCGCAGGAGGGTCGCCGG